AAGTTGGTAACCGAAGCTTATGGAACCGTCCTCCCACAGAGGCGAGTACCAGAAGAGTACGAAAAGTAAAGCGTTTACGCAGACATTTTCGTATTAAAACGCAAAAATAGAAACAACGTTAGGTCATACGTGCTCTCACATCGGATAACGACCCCTAGGATGTAAAGGATAAATATGGAAACAGCACAAGCTAATGCTGAAGCCTTTGCGGCTGAAGCAGGGACAGTTCCAGTCGTAGCTGAGTCGTCAAGCAACCCTGTTGTCGCTGACGCACCTACTACTAAGGCAACTTCCAAGTTTTATACGGAAGATGATTTGGCTAGAGTTCGTAGCCAAGAAAAGGAAAAACTCTACCCTCAGATTGATAAGCTGAAGGAAGAACTAGACACTATTAAGAAAGAACGTGACGCAGAACTTGCTGCACGTGCTGCTGAAGCAGAAGCAAAAGCAAAAGCTCAGCAAGAAGCTCTTGAAAGTGACATGGATGTTCGTTCTTTGCTTAAGCAAAAAGAGTCAGAGTGGCAGGAGCAGTTGGAGCGTGAGCGCCAAGAGCGTGAACGTGCCTTTGCTCTTCTGGAACGCGAAAAGTCTTTTGCTGACCTCCAGAACTACCGTGCACAACGTGTAGATGCGGAACGCGAAGCTATTATTCCTGAACTCATTGACCTCATTAGCGGAAATAGTCGCGAAGAGATTGATGCATCAGTAGAAGGATTAAAAGAGCGTTCAGCAAGAATTCTTGAATCTGCGCAGTCAGCTATGCAGAACGCAAGGAGAGAAATGACGGGGACAAGGGTAACTACCCCGCCAGCTGGACCACTGGACACACAATCGGACCAAAGAAACTTTACGGCTGAAGATATTCAGTCAATGTCGATGAACGAATACGCAAAATACAGAGAACGTATCATGAGCGACACCGCACGTGGTAAGTCTCGCGGATTGTTCGGTTAGACCCAATAAATCCAAAACCAAACTAATAAGGAGTCACAAGTAAATGGCATCTGGTATTACGGGTACTGGCAACCTTGCCGCAGCCCCTACAGCATACTCAGGTACTAACACCCAGCTGACTCAGGCGATTCAGACAATCTGGTCCAAGGAAATCTTGTTCCAGGCAATGCCTATCCTTCGCTTTGAGCAGTTCGCAGTCAAGAAGACTGAACTTGGTGTTGCACCTGGTTTACAGATTAATTTCCTACGCTACAACAACCTCGGCTTTGCAAACAGCCTAGTTGAAGGTGTTCGTATGCAGACAAACGCATTGACTGCACAGCAGTTCTCAATCACAGTAACCGAGCATGGTTATGCTCTTGCTGTGTCAGAACTTCTTCTCAATGCTTCATTTGACGACGTAATGGCATCTGCTTCACGTCTACTAGGTCGTAACATGGCTATCTATCTAGACCAGCTATCACGCGACACCCTCTACGCTGCAACCTCAACCATTTATGGTGAGAGCCGCGCTAACCTTTCAGCTGTTAACAACTGGTACGCATATGGCGATACTGCTGCTAACCGTGCTGCAATGACTGGCGCTTTCTACTTGACACCACACACTGTCAAGGATGCAGTTGAGAGCCTATCAACCAAGAACATACCACGCCTCGGCGAAACATACGTTGCGTTTGTTCACCCACACCAGAGCCGTAGCCTACGCGATAACCCAGAGTTTATCGAAGTTACCAAGTACGCTGCTCCAGGTAACTTTATGCTTGGTGAAATCGGTCGTTTGTACGATTGCGTATTCATCGAAACCACACAGGTTCTTAAGGTTGCTGGTGGCGCTGGTACTAACTACACCGCTGATACAACTGTTGCTAACCCAACAGTAACTCCTGGTGGAGGTTACATCACACCTGCTACAAAGACAGGTAACGGACAGTCAGACCGTTACGCAGCTATCTTTATTGGAGATAACGCATTCGGTCACGCAATCTCTCTTCCAGTCGAACTCCGCGATGGCGGTATTCTTGACTTCGGTCGTGAGCATGCTCTTGCTTGGTACTCAATCTTCGGTCTTGGTCTAATCACTGACCAGTCTGTAATTATTGCAGAAACCAACTAATTAAGTAGGGGGCGGGCCTAAAAATCCGCCCCCACTTTTCCCCCATCGAGCTATTAATTAGGAGAATATAAATGGCAAGTAAAGTAAAACCAACAGATGTTACTGGACGTAGTCGCGAAAAGTTAGCAGCGGATAATGCTGAAGCTCTAGTTGCTCGCGCACAGGAAATGTCCATGGCTACTGCCGAAGCACAGATTAAACTGGAAACAGAAGTAGTTGACGCTACTGTTCCTAACAGACCAACTGTTATTGTTGATGACCCAACTGTCATTGATAAGAGTGATGAGTCAGTCGTTATTCGTGTTGTTGAAGACATTGAATCTATGACTCTTGGAGCAGGAAACTACTACAGCTTTAAAGCTGGACAAAAATATAAAGTGTCTCGTCAAGTTGCTCAGCACCTTGAAGAAAAAGGCTATCTAGCTGGAGTAATCTAAGCTAGGAACTTACACTTAATTCGGCGGAGCGGCGGACAGCAATGTCCGCTTCTTCGTTAGTCAGATGTAGTAAAGGAGTGAATTAAGTGGCTTTAATGTCCGACCTAGTGTCGAGAGTTCGTCTTGAACTAGGAGACCTTCCTAAAGAATTTAATTTTGTTACCACCGCTGATGGTAATACTAAAGATTTTTATTTAAACGCAAAACCTGTAGAGCCATATACCCTCTACGTAACTGTACTTGACTGTGCGGTTCCAGCCCCTTCTGGTTATAAATTAGAAAAAGACCAGGGCATATTACATTTTAGAGAACCACTTGATTCTGGTAATGTACTCAACGTCCACGGTGTTAGCTACCGTTATTTTACAGACTCTGACATTGAGCGTTTTATTAACACTGCAATAGACCAGCACACTCACGAGCGCACCGACAAATACGGAACTCGTGTAACAATTAAAAGCATTGAACCTGTAGAAGAGTATCCAATTGCTATTCTTGCAGTTATTGAAGCTTTATGGGCTTTATCAACTGATGCAGCTTTTGATATTAATATTATGGCTCCAGACGGAGTAATGATTCCTCGTTCTCAAAGATATGAACAATTAACTAATATGGTTAATCAACGCTGGGAGCAATACAAGCAACTATGCGCTGCCCTTAATATAGGGTTGTGGCGTATACAGATTGGAACCCTACGCCGCACAAGTCGTCGTACTAACAAACTTGTTCCTATCTATATTGGCCAAGAAATTGACGATAGTAGAAAACCAGAGAGAGTTTGGCTTCCAAACGACGTCCTTGGCTACACACCTCCCCCAACTACCGCTGAGGTATATGACATTGTTATGTACCAGGGAGACTACTACGAGCAGATTATTGACTTCGCTTTTGATGTTACTGGGCTTGATTGGAAAGCTGAAATACGTACTTATCCAAATTCACCAGCTAGATATGCCACCTTTGATGTTACAATTCTAAATGCGGCACAAGGAAGAATTAAGATATCGTTAAATAGCGATAAAACTAAGTACCTTCCTGTTCGTGCGTTTTGGGATTTACAAGCAACCAGGTCAAATGACCCAACCTGGGAGCACACATACTTAAAGGGTCAGGTATTTGTAACTCAACAGGTAACGGTGGATTAGAGTGTCAGAAGAGATTATTGTTGTAGGGCCAGATAACAGCGCTTGGTATCCAACCGCTACTGGTCCAACTTCTCCTGCACCAACAGGTGGCACAGGCCCAACTGGTCCTACTGGACCAACTGGTAGAACAGGTGCAACAGGTCCGACTGGTGCTACAGGTTTATCTGGTGTTTCTGTAACAGGTCCACAAGGACCTACAGGTGCTATGGGACCAACAGGTCCAACAGGTATTGCTGGTTCTCCTGGTCCTACTGGTGCTACTGGACCACAAGGTTTTTCTGGTATTCAAGGTGCTACTGGTCCAACAGGCCCTTCTGGACAAGTAATCACTATTCGCGGTGAGTATCCAACACTTAATGATTTAACAACCGCTCATCCAACTGGTCAACCAGGTGACGCATATCTTCTTGCCAACGGCAATTTAATTATTTGGAATCCAACCCTAAATGGAACTGGTGGTTGGCAGAACGTAGGTAACCTAGAAGGACCAACTGGTCCTGCTGGTGTTACTGGTCCTACTGGTCCACGTGGTCAACAGGGTGTACAAGGTCCTGTTGGTAATCCTGGTTTAACTGGTGAGACAGGTCCTACTGGACCACAAGGCCCAACTGGTCCTCAAGGTGCACGTGGTGAAACTGGTCCTATTGGTCCTACTGGTGTTGCTGGTCTTGTAGGTCCTACTGGTGCAACAGGTCCTCAAGGTTTATCAATTACTGGTCCAACAGGTCCACAAGGTAAAGCGCTTACACTTCTTGGAAGTTTTGCCGATATCAATGCTTTGAATCTTGCGTACCCACAAATTTCTCGTCAAACTGGTGACACAGCGTTTATTGGAACAACGTTTTTTTATTGGACAGAGGGAAGCGGATGGGTTGCTTCATCTAATCTAATTGGACCTACTGGTCCTACTGGAGCTGTTGGTCCAACAGGTGCAGCATCAAACGTAACAGGTCCTACAGGTTTAACAGGTGCAACTGGTGCCCAAGGTCCACTTGGTCCTACAGGTCCTCAAGGAAATGTTGGTGCCACTGGTCCTACAGGAGCAGCATCTACTGTTCCTGGCCCAACAGGTCCAACAGGAACTACACGCCCTGTAACAAGTGTTGCTTTTACTAACCAAGGTGTTTGGAGCTCTTTAGCAACTTACGTTCTTAATGATGGAGTTTCTTACAATTCTGAAACTTGGGTTTTAACAAACGTTGCGCAGTTTACTGTTGGAACAGTTCCAAATGCTGACGGTAGCGGTTGGGCACTTTATGTTAAAGGTGACAGAGGTGCAACTGGTCCGCAAGGTTCTGCAGGTTTGCCAGGTGCTATTGGTCCTACAGGTGCTCAAGGTCCGCAAGGTATTCAAGGCCCTACAGGTCCACAAGGTACCGCAGGTACTCCAGGTTCAGTTGGTACTGCGGGTGCAACAGGTCCTACAGGTCCTGCTGGTGCCTCTATTTACATTCTTGGTTCTTATCCAGATTACGCATCATTAGCAGC